TTTTTAAAATAAGTATCATGATTACCAGGAATCATGTGTATTTCAATACCTAATTCTTGTGCTTTACCAAAGAAATATCTTTTACAAGACTTCAGTGTATTAAAATTAATATACTTACGCCTATCAAATATATCTCCTAAATGACATATCGTTTTTATACCTTCCTTTTCTAAATAAGGAAAGAAACATTCATCATAAAATTTGGCAAAGTAAGCATCGAACGCTAAACTATCTGATCTGGCACCAAAGTGGGTGTCTGTAACAAGAGCTACTTTCATTATTAGCCCTCATAGATAGCACTGTTAGCGCCGTGTTCTCGAACCTCACAAGATACACAAAAACATCTACCATCAGATTGTTTTTGTACTAAATCATTGGCAAAGTGAAATGCTTGTTCTGCAAACTTTTCACAACCAACTCCATTCATAACTCTTACTTCTGACAATCCTTGTTCTTCTAATTCTAAGAAAGTTTTAATCTCAGGATCGTCTTTATCAACTGCATGTTTGTGATCAAAGTTATCTTTTAACCACGCTTTTAATTCTTTCAAATTACCAAAGTCTACTACCCAATTCTTATCGTCTAGTCCATCACAACCAAACTTAAAACTAAAAGACAAAGCGTAACCATGTAGTAAACTGCAATGACTATGCGTTGCCAAAGGTTGTCTAAACATACATGAAAGCCCTTCTTCATGTCCATAAGTTTTTGTAGAATAGTACTTATAGTTTCTCATATTCATCTTAACTCCTGATATAAATTTGTTGCCGTAAAATACTGCTCCGTCAACTTTTCTCTTTGTTCTTTTATTGCGGTTTGTATTTCAGGTGAATGGAAGTTTTCCATCATTGTTCTAATTTTTCCTACAAGCATTTCTTTATGATCTTTGTAGTTCTTCCAGTTGTCTGTACACTTAGAAGGATACTTAAACATATCATCATACATTTCTACATAAGAAAGTCTGTTAGGAACTAAAGGCATGCCTCCTGCCATTAGTATTTCATAACAGCTAATGCCTAATGTCTCTTGTAAATTTGCTGAGAATACCATCATGGATTGTTCTAATAATTCATTGTATTCTTTCTTTGTAAGTTCATAATCATTACAGTTAATCCAATTATATTCAGGCATTTCTTCTGCCAAATCTAAAAATATATTCAATTGTTTTTCTGGTGCGTTCCTATGAGGAAATACAATAGTTTTTTCTTTTTCTAATCTTTTAGGTTGTATGTAGTTACCTAAGTATTCCATAGGCCAGCCACTTCTAACAATTTTACTATTTAAATATTCCTCGTTCTCCTTCTCTGGATACATTGTTTGTGCAAATAAATTAATATGAAATATACTAGCAAAATAATTTTTGTCTATAGCATCAAACAAAGCATACTCTGTATGTCTTACCCACTTCTTATCACCAATTAATCTACCTAAGAAATCCTGAGGGTCATAACTGCCTGCATGCCATAGTCCATGTATTGTAGCATCTATCTGAAATAGATCCAACATGTATTTAAGATTAAGAATGCCTGGGTGCCAAGCATCTGCAAAGACAAAATGATCTCCGTTCTTAATCTCATTGTTGTTAAAGTATTCTGCTAGTAATTTTACTTGTTCTGACTTATAAATGTTCGTGCCTGCAAAGTTTAAAAAGGCACCTGGTGTTGTGCATGCTGCAATATCTTCTGGACCTTCAATAACTGTTATGTCCTGACCTGTTTGATCTGCTATCTGCTGAGGAAATTCTGTTTTCCATTGTGCAGTATAACGAGTCTCTACATATTCTAAATCAATTAAATAAATCATTATCTAGTATTGCCCCGTTTTCATTATCCTCATATACTTCTACTCTTACACCTCTATTAGGATAATGTTCTTCTATATAATTTATAAGATTCTCTGCTATCATCTCACAAGACTGGTAGTCTAAATGTAAAACATTCTTAGTAAAGAGTCTTTCTAGTTCACGCTTAAATTGTATGAACTCTACATCACGATCATTATGTGTGACACCTAGTGTTACATAAAAATGGAAGATGTGTCTGTGAGGATAACCAAGAAAACTTACATCGTCCCAATTACCTGTAGCGTACTTAGGGTTTGTATCAGCTCCAGGAAATTTATGTATACCTTCTTTTTGGAATGATACTTTTATGTACCTGTTTTTAATAGCCATTCTGGTTCCTCCCTGTTTGTGTATTTAGCAAAGTCAATTTTGTATTTGTTGTAATACCTACGATAAGAGTTGACTACACTCTTACCTTTTACATCATCTGGCATAGCAAGTGGCAAGCCATGTACATCTGCTACAGGAGCATAGTCAATATTCTTAGGAGCATGTAACAAAAGATACTTCAACTTTTCTTCTGTTAAGTGTGTCCTACCATACCTGTGAGTATATTCCTCACACAACCTAGACCATAGATTGTATAGGTAATTATAATTGGCATTAGAACTTCTAACCCAGATACCATCTGGATGGTTAATGTGACTGGCCTTGTATAGCTTAGATTCCATATTGCCGTTAGGATGTCGCCACCTTTTAATTCGTCTACCTGCTGCTGTTCTGTCTTCATATAGATCTCCGTCTAATACTCTGTGTGCTGTGGACATGAGTTGTGCATACTCAATAACCATCTTAACCACATGCTTATCACAATGTTGTTCGGCACATAGTACAGGGTTCTCATGTAGTAAAAATATGTTCATGTAAATAAATCCTCTAAACTTGCTGGTGGTTCACTACCTACTGCCATAGATTTCATTGAGCCACCTAAGTATTGGTTGTTCTCCCAATAGTTAAAATCATCTTTATTCTGTACATTATAGAGATTCCTGAACTGTCCGTCAAGTTTCATTTTACCCGTAAATGCAATAAGGGTTTCTTCATCTAACATCATAGTTTCTAGGTGTTTCATAAAGTTTTGTATGGACATTAGGATAAATGCTGTTCTAACATATATCCATTTGTTTAGATTGCCATATTTCTCTTTTGCCTTAGTGCTAGGTGTATTCATAATGGTGTGAAATTCGTCTAAATCTACACCTAAGTTGATCGTTTCTTGCACATTATTGTACATTTCTCGATACAAATTGGACATTTTTCTACTGAACTTAGTTGTACCCTGTCCCATGTAATATAACCCTGTCTCAACCGCCCTACTATGTGTTGTAGAGTCATATGATATATCTACATTATCATATAAACCGTTCTGACAAAAGACTAGATAAGGAATCATACGCCTAATACTACCTACACCTAATACATGTAAGTGCATTTTATCTTGTGGCCAGGACTTAGCAATCTCACTAGCAATAAAGGCTCTTTTTACATCTTCTAAAGGACCTGTACCTAGTGCTGCTGCTCCCATTGCCACACCACCAATTCTGTCATGCCATTCTGCAGGTATTTCTGATAGTAATAGTTCATACCATCTTAGATATGTGTCTACACAATTACCCTGTAGAATAATATAAGGTTTGCAAGTGCTTTCCTTACTGTCAAATACTTCTAGTTGTCGTTTTACATTACGACCTGTCTTCCTAGCTAGTTCTTCGTAGTTTTCAAAGTCAAAGAACCTTTGTTTAGTATCGTTTCTGTCTGATCTATCTCCTGTAAGTACCACAGGAATCTCATCAAAACACATACCAACATCTGCCCATTGTGCCTGGTTCTCATATACCTTATCTTTGAGTTCATCAGTAATAGTCATGCCTTGTGTAACAATCTGTAACCCACCTGAGTCTGCGTGGATACTATGTACATGATCTTTATATGCTGTAAATCTTTCTCCAAAGCTAGACTCTGTATGTCCGTTGTATAGCATAGAAAATTTGTGTGAATGTACACCTGTTACCAATTTATCTAGTAACATATTAATAATTTGTGAATTTGTTTCGTCCTTAGCAATACCTGGGTTACTAAACCTCATATAAGAAGTGCCTGATACTACATAATCTAATTTTCTACTCATAACTAATGTCCTATGTGCATTCCTAAAAGAACTCCTGCACCAAATATAAACCAATCAAATACAAAGTGCATTAGGAATGAGAGTGCAAAGATTTCTTTCCAATGCACCTTACATATATCTAACCATTCTAAAATTTTATTCATGATTTCAATATTTCAATTAACATATTTGCTTGTGCTGTAGCATCATCTAAAGCATTGTGATTATTTGCCTTAGGTAATCGTTTATCCAGCACATTCATTAGCGTTCTTAAACATGCTATGTCCCAGAACTTCCAAGGTATATCTTTACCCAAAGCTCTGTAAGCACTCTCCAAAATTACTACATCAAAGTTAGCACCATAGCCCCAAATACTGCCAGAGCCACCGTAAAAATTGCTAAAGCTGTCAAGAGCTGTATCAAGAGGCTGTGGATCTCTTTGCCAAGCCTCCCTGATTTCTTTAGGTTGTTCCTGCCACCAATCAATCGTGTCTTTTTCAACATGTAAACCTGCCTCTTTACCATCTACACCATTAACATTCGTATAGAATGTATCTACAATTTCTAAATTTTCAATAAGAACAGCGCCAATAGAAACAATACACGCATTAGAGTGTGTACTTAATGTTTCTAAGTCAACTACTATTTTTCTCTCATTTAAATCCATTATCTAGGTGCTACCATTTGTTGTTGTGTTATGTTGTCGAAGAATTCTTTCTTCAAATCTGCATTTTTAAAACCGCCTCTTAAGACAGTTGTTTGTGTTAAAGAACTATGTGCTTTAATGCCTCTGTTCTCGCAACAACCATGTGTTGCTTGTATATAGACTCCTACATGTTCTGTTTCACATTGTCTCTGGATTTCATCTGCTATCATTACATTAAGTTCTTCTTGTAATGTACCTCGTGTAGCACACCATTGTGCAATCCTTGTGTACTTACTTAGGCCTAATAGTTTATCTCCAGCAATTATTCCTATGTATGCAATACCTGTAACAGGCTGGTGATGATGTGAACATACACTTTTTAATTCACTTCTCACAACCAACATACCTTCGTATCCGTTTTCAATATAGTTAGGAAAGCTGTTAGGATCTGGCATTTCTTTATACCTACCTGACATAATTTCATTAACATACATCTTAGCCATACGCCTTCCAGTATCAATACTGTTAGGGTCATTTATTGTATCAATAACTAATGACTCTAGAACTTCGTGGAATTTTCCAGCCAGTTCGTCAATAAGTTTTTCCTTGTCACCGGGCTCTAGAACATTAGAGATATTATCTGCTGCGTAAAATCTCTGGCCTGCGTCTATTAACCTAGCTTTTATTTCTTTACTAATCATTTTTTCTCCTGTATGAGATTATGTTTCCCAAGGGTAAACTATCCATCTTTTGTCGTTAGTATGCAGTCTTTCGCCTACAAAGTCAAGCTCTATGTCTGCTTTTTGGTGTAATACAGCCCACCTACTTTTAGGGATAATTTCCTTGATCTGTTTTATTGTTAAGGCACTATCACATATATCATCAACAAAAATAGTGCCCTTTAAATTTTTGTTAAATCCGTTAGCTTTAATTCTATCTTGAAACTCACCATCTCTA